CGCGGGAGCAGACTTAACAAGAGCGTAAGGATTTCGAGTCTGCGCATTTGGTTGTTGTTTAGATTTAGAGTTTCGGTTCGATTTATTTGCCATTGTATTGGATACCGCATGGCATTGGCGGGACTGTTCATCAAATTGGCTCACTTATGAGTGGATCCGTGCAGTCTCTCGGCATTCTGTTTAGCACGGTAACCGTTTTGGTCCTTTTAACCAATTTGACCCAATAGCTAGGAAACGGTACGTTAGCGACACGTATATAAATCCCACCGATAGCGCACACTACAGGGGCATGGTCGTGAACCCATGTTTACTGTACCCGGGATTGCCGCGCTATGGAAGCATGCACGGCATAGGTGTTTGGAAGCTGAGGGGGCAATTCGAAATACGTGGATCAATTGTTGCACTGGCGTAGAACCGCTCGCATGCAATCTGCTCATCAGGTGTGATCCCGAAAGCATAGTAGAAACTTGCCCGGGTTTTGGGTGAAACGTCTGTGTAATATCGCTTCATTCCTTTCCCGAACATTATCCTACCCCAACTATCCCCGAAGTCCCAATTTGACTTCCCTTCTTTACCAGCTCGAAGATACAAGGCGTAAAACTCCTGGAATATAGGTATGCCACCTGTCGATGACATGCCACCAATTCCAACGGAGTGAAGCCAAGCCCGGTTCATGTCCGTATTGGACACGTTAGCGAGGCACATAGTATCCTTTGCGATACCGTGTAATGGATCGCGGACCATAACATAATTATCTGCTGATGGTCCGACGTACACTGGCTGTGTTTGGCAAAATTTAATTTGTTCAAACACGTACACAGGTTCTTCTATATCTAAACTGAAGCCCATGTCGCGAAACCAGTTATCCAAACCGGCTGTAAAGTCTTCGAGATCCCTTTTCTCCATCACTACAACACAATCATCTCCGTTGTTCGCTAAGTGTCCTTTGATACCTTTAAAATCAAGATAGCAATAAACAAGTGATGACATAATCAAGCATGCACCCAAGCTAGTGTTCATGTCACCACTCATCCTTACGCCTTCTACGACGTAAGAGACACTCCCATCCTTTGTAAATCCAGAGCAGAAATTCCTAAGCTGTTTCTTCAGGAGTTCCGCGAGTCTACTTGAATGGCACTTTCGGGGAAAGCACCATTTGTAGATCATATGCTCATATTCAAGCGCATCACGGGATACGTGCTGATCGAAACGCTTTGCGTCCAGGCCTACGGCAACTGGGTCGACAAAGAAATTCCATTTCTCATGCAGCAACCGTGCTGTATCAGAGTAATTCTTACCCTTGATGACAGTAGTGTGCCCAAACATCTTATCAATGCACTTGAATATGCGTTTTTCTAACTTACGCAGGAAACGACCAACTTCGACATTGTATCGTGGAGAACGTGCCGATATTACCCTCGGCACAGGGTCAGAT